TTAGCATCAGGAACTATAATCATATAGTTCTGAAGTTCATCTGATTCGAAATCAGCGTTCATTATATCATACGTTGCACGAGTATAGTTCATTGTAAGACTAATCGTCCCACCTTCACGCAAACTGGGAATATATTCCCTGTACCCACCTACGGAGTCTAAAGCTGTCACCTCTATCGTTTCTCTCGTCTTGGTAGGGCCATCGATAGCAGAAACTTCTGCAATCGATTCCCATCCAATCGGAGCTACTGTATCCCATCGGTAAAACTTAACCCCCATTCCAGAAATAGCATTTGATGCCATAATACAAACCTCCTTTTTTAATCAACAACTACCGTCGTTGAATTTCAAAATTAAGTACAATAATCGCTCTACCATTTTCATCCCACCCCAACAGAGCAGGCCCGCTGGAACAGTAAATTATGGTATATAACGTACCATTGACAGTCACTTGCCCTTGACCATGCAACAGTTCCATTATCTCAACACCTAACGCATAACCAACCGAATAATCTGTATTCCGTATCCTTATCTGAACAGCATCATAATAATAATTTTCCCCCTTTGTCATTGTTAACATAGGTGGGTAACTTGCTCCATCAAACAAGGTTACTGTATTGGCAGGTTTCGTAGGTTCTCGTTCCGTAAACAAATTCGTTTTGAATACCAAACCCAAACTGCTTTCAGCTTCCAATAAATCCTTAATATCTTCAGCACAACTGTTCATCTCCTACTTTATATTTTCTATACCTGTTCGTGCTTTAAATTGTTTTGTTGCAGGAAAACCCTTTACCAATGAAATTTTAGCATTATGCCCTATTGTTGATAACATTTTCTTTGCATGCTTTTTTAATTTCCTTTCAAACCATTTAGGTCCTGACCCTGGACGTTGCCAATCAGTTGTCTCTGGCATCTCATGTACCCAAATAGCATAATTAGCACTATACCCCATAATCAGCATCAATTTTTTTGATGTCTTGCACCTATTTTCATTTTTCCCAATCGTTTGATTATGTCGAGCAGACATTTTTGCTGCAAACCCTTCTGGTCGTACCTTTTCCCCTTTTTTATTAACCTCAACAAATACACCTGTATTCCGTGTCCCTTCTTTAACCTGCCCTTTTGCCGTAGTAACAAACCAACTGGCACGTAAATTTCCTAAATCAACCGGAGTAATAGGTAGCTCTTTTTCGGTAGCCTGACGGATAAGAATAGCAGATTCAATCATCCCTGCCAAGACACCCGTTTTCATATTGTTTTCTGCCTTAACAAGATTCCTTTGAACCTGCTTCGATCCAGTCATTTTACTTTTTACCATCTTTGTTTTGGGTTTAAATAAAACAATCGGACACAGTCGGTTGTAGAACGTGGCATATACACTTTTTTCCTTGCTACAATTCTATATACCCCCTCATCCACATCTTTTGGTTGTGGGTAAGCACCACTTGAATCATGTGATGGTACATTTAAATCTAACAAATCATCTAATGACCCTAAATACAATGCCCCTTGTTCTACTAATTCTGAGTTAGTCAATACGGTTGAAGTACAAATAATCGTTTCTGCCCTATCGTTTGATAAAACAGTTATACGTTCACTCCACCGACATTTAATTTCGATAGGTTCGTCATAATCGTAACTACCAAACCCATCTGCAACCGGGTTCCCCCAATATACAGCCGTTTGCTTAGAAAACCGTTTTATGACTGATTCTATACTCATTAATCAAAACTTTGTATTGCTTTCCATACAATCGGTTGTTTAGCATCTGAGGCATTGGCAAATGCACCACTCACATCTAACGTAAGTACCATTTGTCCATAAGAAGTGGATTGAAGTGCCATACCATATTTTCCTGTATAAGTAATGCTTGCTTCTTCAGCTCCCTCTTTTGCAGCCTGTCTTTCTCTCGTAATAGCAATGAGATGAGCAGAAAGCCACCGTTCCAATTCTGTAAGGACATCAGTTACTTCAGTAGTCCCCATTATTTCATTTACCATCACATTAGCACTCACAATATAAGCATCTACCTGTGCATCTGTTAATTCAGTATCCATGATAGCCTTAACCTGCGTTGCTGTAACTCTTACTGCCATCTTTGTTAGTTTTAATCAATGTCTCTTCCAATAAACTAATAATGCCAACCTTCCAAGGCAACCCTAACCAATCCAACATTTCATGGATTTGCTCAAAATTCCCGTCTAACATTCTCTCCGGCCAAATCACTTTTACATTTAGCCCTGTATTAATCATTTCTACAAACAGTTTTTCATGCTCTTTTACCCACCACAACCAACCATCCCGTTCTGTATCTACCCCTACCAACTGCTGTACCGTTCTATCTCCAAAAGCATCCATAAACCCTGTTTTCAAACAACTCTGTATCACATCCCCCGTCCTACGCCTAACCACAATCCATTTAGCATTAGGGTAAGCATAATTCCAAATGGGCCAAAGTTGGGAAATACGACTACTTTTATACATCCATACTTGTTCTCCTCCCTCATACCCTTCTTTCCTAATACTATTTTCCATCCATTGCCCCCAATTAGAAGGAATGGGTAATAAAGAAGTATTGGGCAATGGGTATTGCCCTTTTGGGTCAGCCCCTATCTTTGTATAAAAAGTATCTACATATTTCTTAATCCGGACGTTTTCACACATACCCGTCACTTCTCCTGAAAAAGCACCACACATAGATATAATTCGCCCTACAACACTACTACCAGAGCGTTCTACCCCGGTAATAAAAACTGGTGAATATGTCTTGTCTTGTATCATTTAATCTACTTTACTTTCAACGTATAAAATTACATAATTATTTCCGATTGATTATGTTATGTCAAACCAAATTTCTTTTTATGCCTTTCTACCACAATTTTCCCATAATCATCTAAATTTCCGTCATAACTTTTAGACTTTTGTTTGTTATGACTTCTATACATATATAAGTAATTGTCACAACAACCAATACGAAAACCAAATTGGAAACAACGCAAATTAAAATCATATTCTTCTGCATGGTTTAACTCTTCATCATAACCAACCAATTGGTCAAATATAACTTTCTTATATATAAGTGACCCACCATGTAAAACATTTCTTTCTAACATCAATTCATAGGAAACTTCCTTCATAGGGGTATACTCTTCTATTATTTTCCCGTCTTCAGAAATAGTATAAGCCCGTCCTTGTATAAAATCTACACCCTGTTCTTCTATTGCACCCACAGATTGTTCTATACTGCCTTCCGGTAACATATCGTCTTCATGTAAAAACCGAACATAATCCCCTTTTATTTGTGGTATAACTTTATTAAAATTTTCTGTCCAACTACCATCTCCCTGACTTACAATAAGTTGAACCCAAGAAGGCACACTATGAATAGCATCTCCTAACCAACCCCTATTTACTTTATAAGGGATAATGACAGTTACTTTTGGTTTTCCTTTTGGTATATACTGTTCAAAATTAAAATACTGTTCCACCCATTGGATGGAACAGGCTTCATTAATTTTAGGAAAACCATGAAAACAAACAACTGATACACCATCTGGAATTTGCTTTAACCAACTTTTAGTTTTTCCCTGTACCTTAAAACTACAAATGGAAGATGTTAAATTTTGCCAAAACAATTTTTCAGTAATACTTTTCCTTAAAAAGTTTTGGTCTCCCTTAAAATGTTCCATAAACTCATTGGGAGTTAATACCCATGTATTCCACACATCGTCCATTTGTTTATTGTCAGGAACCCACATGAGTCCTGATGCTAAATAAGACGGTGTAAAAAAGTCAGCCAACCCAACAAAAGTAGTACCCCCATTAGGGTAAAATAAGCCCGAAATATCCCCTACAATAGCCGTATCCAAGTCAATGTATAGAAAGGGGCGATAAGGCTGTAATTCGGGCGAAAACAGGTTCATTTTACTCCACCAACCACTCCACTCTTTATGAGGCATTGGTAACAATGTACAATTTGTCAACTCCCAAGCAGCATCAACCTTATCATACAAACAAAAAATTTCTAACCCTTCTTTACCCCTATAATGCTGTACAATTTGGAAAGACAAAAGGTCAACATCCTTAAATGTATAACAACCACCACTCCGTAATACTAAAAACAACCTATTCTTCTTTTCCTTTAACATACCTATTTTCCTTCCATATAGAAGTTTCGTTACAGGTTAAAATAGTATATATAGCCCTATTTCTGTCTATCCTATTTCTATAATTACCTTCATGAAAATGTTCTACTTTAGAGTGCCATTGATGAACAACACAAACTTTGGTTGGTATATCTTTTTTTAGCCCTAACCGGTCTACCCTATCAATAAATTCTACATCATCCCTTGCAATACCCATTGCATACCGTTCATCAAATCCTCCTAATAACGTCATGTTCTTTCTCGTCAATGCTGCACAAAAATGGAAATACACAGGACGGTAAACAGGGTGGTTATACCAGCCAATGTCTCTTGTAAAACGCTGTTGAGGAAAAACATAAGGGTTTTTAATTATATCTTTACAACGCCCTAACCAATTATGGTTAAAAGCATACGTTGAAATAGATAAAAAATTATCGTCTGTTACATTTTCCTGAATATACTTTAATACATCTCCAACATGAGCACATTCAGGGTTTTGTAAAACAATAATATCTCCTTTAGCCTCTGCAATACCCCTATTAGTTGGCATACAATTACAAACATACCATTTATCTTTCCTATCTACCCTTACAATCCGCATAAAGGGGTATTTATCAACCAAATCATCTACTCTTTCTTCTGGGTAACTTGCATCGTCAACTAAAATCAATTCTATGTCTTTTATAGACGACTGTGCAATAGATTCTAATGTATTAATAAACTGTCGTTTACGGTTATAATATGCCATTACGATACTAAGCACTTAAAAATCCCCCTTCTTTCAATAATACAATCAATTCATCTTTCCCCCTCAAACTGTCTTTAGAAGTAAAGGAACTTTTCAAACTAACTCCGCTGGCAAAATCCAAATGATCCCACATATGAAAATTAGTACGGTCTACAAAGATAGATGGGTAAATTACATGATAATTAGTACTGACAAAATAAGTTCTGGGTACTTCATACGGAGAAATCAAAACCTCATGTAATTTCTCCCCTTCCCGTTTACCTACAATATCTATTTTAGTAAATTTATTTCCATACCATTCTACCAAAACTTCTATCAAATCTTTAATATAAAAACTGGGCATATTCATCACATATATTTCCCCTCCCAAACCTTCCTCCATAGCAAAAAACAGCAAACCAATAGCAGTCTTTAAAGTAAGGAAATATCGGGTCATTTTTTCATCCGTCAACGTAACTCTGTTCTTCGTCCTAATCTGGTTAATGATATGAGGGACTAAACTACCATTTGTCCCCAATACATTCCCGGCACGAATACAAAGAAACTCTGTATTTTTGGTTCGTGTATTCGCTTGAATAATTAACCGTTCACCAATACCCTTTGTCATCCCATAAGCATTAATAGGGTCAACCGCCTTGTCGGTAGAAACATACAAAACCTTTTTAACCTGATATTTAATGGCAGAGTTAATCAGGTTCTCTACGCCTATTACATTTGTTTTGTATGCTTCAGCAGGTTGGTTTTCACAAATAGGCACGTGCTTTAATGCTGCCAAATGAAATATATAATCTACCCCCCGGCTACATACTTGGTCAACTGCCTGAGCATCCCGTATATCACCGATAACAAACTCTAACCGAGAATTATTATGGTAAGATGAAGTGCTAAACTTTCGTTGCATGGCTACTTGGGATATTTCCCCACGAGAAAATATAATTACCTTTCGTGGTAAAAATTCCAATAATTGACTGGTTAATTCCTGACCCCATGATCCTGACCCCCCTGTTATCAAAAGGGTTTTATCATGGAAAATAGTACCGATACCTGTAATAACTCCTCCTGTTACTACCATAGTCTTATCCTTAGTAATCATCGTGCCCCTTCCTTTTGATTGATACTTTTTGTCCTAATAAAATCCGTATTACTGTGTCTGACACAGATACTTTTGTATATTCATCTGCAACAGGCCATCCTGCCTCCATTTTATCAATAGCAAGAAAAGCTCGTACAATATCATCTTTTTCTGTCCCGGCAAGAATTAAACTACCCATTTCCATTAACTCCTGACGTTCGGTGGTATTACGTAATACAATACAAGGGCGTCCAAATAATGTAGTTTCTTCTGGTACTGTCCCCGAATCAGTAATTACTACATGAGCAAACTGTTCCAATTTAACAAAATCAAAAAAACCAATAGGGTCAATACACATAACTTTATCAGAAAAAGATAAACCATGCTTTTTAAATTGGTCTCTTGTCCGTGGATGAAATGGGAAAACCACTTTCATTTTTCCTATTTCTGCAATTTCATTAATTGCTTCTACAACATTTTTAGCAACAGATTTTGTGTCTACATTTTCTGTTCTATGGAAGGACAATAAAGCAAATTTTGCATAAGCCCCTTCTTCATAGGGTGCTAATCCTAAACGCTGTAAAATAGTACTGGCATCAATTTCCTTTTTATAATATTGTAATACCTCATGGATTGGATTTCCTGTTTGATATACAAAGTTCTTGGAAAACCCTTCATTAATAAGGTTTTCCTTCGAGTTTTTTGTATAAGGTAGATTAAATAATGAACAAGCATCAATTACACGCCTATTCGTTTCCTCTGGTACAGCCCCGTCATAACAACGATTCCCTGCTTCCATGTGGTAAATAGGAATACCACGCTTTGCAGCCAATATAGCAAACAAAACAGAATTAGTGTCCCCCAATACCAATATCTTGTCTGGCTTCTCTTGTTCTAAAATAACATTAAATTCAGCAAACCCCATACTTAAAAACTGTCCTATACCATTTGTTTTACCAAATGTATAATCAGGTTTTCGTATTCTTAAATCACGTAGAAAAATGTCACTAAGATTTGGATCAAAATTCTGATTTGTGAAAATATGGACATGATCTTTTCCCAATAAAGCGTCCAATTTTCGTAAAATCACACTGAGTCGGATTAACTCAGGTCGTGTCCCTGTAATAGTTAAGATTTTCATAATTTCCCCTTTTTGATTAAAGTTATTATTTGTGTCATGGTACAATCACGTTTCAAACTTTCTTCTTCATTGTTTATATACTCTTTACTTAATTTATGCCCATTAAACCAATGTACACACAAAACATCAGGTTCTTTTAATAACCCCATTTTAGTTTCTTTATATAAAGCACCCATATCAAACACAGAATAAGGGTAAAATGTCTTATAAGGCATTTGTACTACATCTGGAAAATCTTTGATAATGTCTTCAAGACAAGGAAACATTTTATTAAGTAAATTAGTCCCAAAACTTTGGTGCAACAACTTCGTTCGGTCTTCATTGTTTTTCAAAATATCAAAACACCTATCTATAACTACTTTATAAAATGGGTGCTTTGGTTTTGCCATCAATACACCAATACTATAAAATATATCTTCTTCTCTTTCTAACCTACAAACAAATGCCCCCATTTCTGAAGTTGGTACTAACCCTTTTGATTCAAAGTTATAAATAGCAGAAATGGGTTTTGCCCAAATCACATCAAAATCAGACCAAACACCCCCTATGTCATATAACATTAAATAACGGAAAATATCTGATTGTAATATACCATGCAATTTTGGGTCAATACCATAAGCAGAAAGGTCTACTTCAATTAATTTCACATAAGGCAAACCCTTCAAAATATAAAAATAATCCTTCCCTGTATAATCAGGTACATACTTATTTTTTGATGATGTATAAGATTGAGTGGACAAGTAAACTCGTATTTCCCAATCAGGGTTCTGTTTATGAAAAGTTGTTACTGTTTGCGTTTGTAACCAAGCCATCGGTCCTTTATCCCAATACAAATGCAATATTTTAGGAATACCATTAATAATTGGTAAATCTTGTACCTCCCATAAACCTAAACATTTATCTGCACAACCTACTCTTTTCAATTTCCCAGTAGTATCTTTTAAAATTTCATCATTATTTTCTATAAGAGTAATTGGTTCTGGAAAACAGAAAGGTTCTTTTGTCAAATTCAAAACACGCCAACTACCACTATTAATATCTATATTTTCTTGGCATGCAGGGAAATGTGTTGTTAAGATATATTTTACACCACTTTTTCTTAACTTATTTATAATAATACCAATATTGTCATAAGATAAATGAACTAAAACATCATTCAAAATTACTACATCAAATTTATAGGGTGCTAATTCTTCACAAGGGTCAAAAGATGGGTCCGTGATAATGTGATGCTGAAATTGTATTCTATTACTATGACTAAACTCTCTTTTATTTTGTTCGATTAAATCCTTAACCACATCTATACCTAAATATAATTCAAATGTAGGGAAAAGAGTACGAACCCAATTTACATTACCACATCCAATATCCAAAACTCTCTTGATTTTATATTTTTCAAAAAGTTTAGGTATTTCTTTTCGTATATTTTCCGTTGCACATAATTCTGAACCTGTGCCAGATGGTGTTTCTTTAGAATTCCATTTCCTATTCTTATAAATATCAGTAAACACATTTTCAATAACAACACTTTCTACTTTACTTTTTTTAAACTCATTCCCTTTCTCATATTGGGTAACTTCTACTTTTTTACTTAAATCATACTCATCCAATTCTCCCCATTTCCTACCTACATTCCTAATAATCTGTTCTTTTCTACTTTCCCATAAATTTTTATTATATACCCAAGCTGGGTTTTTTGGTAGAGGAGCACCAATACAATGTTCTCCATGAAATAAATGAACAACCTTTGCAGTAGTTGGGTAATACGAAAGGCCATTCTTAATAAGTCGCCCCACAAAATCATTATCTTCACTTGCATAACCTGTAAAATCTTCATCATACCCACCAATTTTTATTATCTCTTCTTTCCAAACACCTAAAAAGAAGGGCATTTGAGTATGTACTTCACTTTTTTCTAAAATAGAAAAATCTGCAATTTTACGTTGGCTTAATAATGCTGTCCATTCTCCTTTATTATCAAAATACATTGTTTTAGGTACAGTCATCCTCTTCTTATTTTCTAACAATGGAAGTACCATAGGGAGAAGGCACTGGTTTAAATGAACAATTTCAGGGCAAGTTAAAATAACAATATCCCCAGTTGCTTGCTTAATTGCTATATTATTAGGGATGGAAGGGCATCGTTTTATTAACTCCGTAGTATGACGCTGCCCTGTAAAAACATATTTTATATCTAATGCCCCATTAAAAGTATCACAAACTTCTTTCGTCCCATCATTTTCTAACCCATCATTTACCACTACAATTTCAATAGGAAAATCAGGTTTATATTGAATAATAGAACGAAGACCCTGCCGTAACAAGTTTGCTCTCGAAAAAGAAGACATTACCAAACTTACTTTTATTTCAGGTTTCATTTTCCTTGTTTTTCTAACCACACCATTTCTAATTCAAGACCACTCTCTTTACAAAATTGTTGAATATATGGTTGAATAACATCCAATAATTCTTGCTCTGTATAACCCATCCCTTTACGAAGGTAACAACCTGTCCAAGAAATAGGTGTTTTTAATAAATAAAATTCATAATCATCAAATTGATTATCAAAATAATAACCATACCAATCTACTCCTTCTGGTTGACAATCATGGTAAATAATAATATCAAAATAATTACCTAATATAGAAATTGCAATAGCACGTAAACAGGTATGGTTGTCTACAAATAATAATTTTGGATTTCCTTCTTCCTGTACCTCTTTCCCTAAAGCAATATAATAAGTTACAATTTCCCTTTTTCTTTCGTCCGACAATTTTAATGGTTTTGTACTTACACTTACTGGTTCTTTTAATGAACTAATAGAATGATAACGGGCAGAATAAGTACTGAAAAAAGGGTAAGCAGATACAATAGTGTTTAACCATTCTTTATCATTTTCAATACACACAAATTTCTTCGGCAAATAACTTAAAAACAAAGGAGTTGAATTATAACCAACACCCAATTCCATTACATATTCAGGACAAAATTTTGTCATCATCAAATGGATCATTGGTTGATGCGTTTTCCAACCCCAAGTTGTTTCTATATTCATAATGTAATGTCTTTAAAATTCATTCTTGGAAAATCCTTAATAGCACTATCAGGGTTACAATTAATCACTTCTACTTTACCTTTTAAATCCTTTGCAATAATAGGAAAACAACGAATATGAGATTGCATAGACTGTTCTATCATTGTTTCTGTTGGGGCGTAATATTTATGCCAATGGCTTTTCCCATCTTCTCCCAATTTCATATCAAATCCAAGCAATATAACCCGTTTAACCCCAAAATGGACAGCCAAATCAATAGCTCCACCACCACTATTTAAATTCCAACAAAGTTTATCAGGGTAGTTAGATATACCCAATTTTTTATCATCTCTACCTACTATTTTTAAACGCCCCTGATATGTACTTTCATTTGATGAATTGGTTACACGCAACCCTTCCCAATTTAATACATCAACCTGGCACTTTGTTAAAAAACTGGCATCCCCAAAAAATACACAATCTATCCAATTACCTAACTTATATGCCATGTTAATAGCAATTACATGGCAACCATGGATAGGGCTTAAATAAGGAGAATAGGCATCTGCCCCTACCTGTTTTAACCGGACAGCCTGTACCACAGATTCAGGAATGTCAAACTGTTGCACAATAGAAGGACCCCCTCCTATTATAACACATTGCCCACCTTCCCAAATCTTGGGTATTGTCCACATATATTTATATTGTATTTAAAGAATCTTTTAAAGCCTTTGCTTCTGCCAATCGTAACTTTTTCTCATTAATGGCTTTGCCTGTACTTAAATTTACCACATCATACCAACCCTTTGTTTTTTCAACAAAATCATATAAACATTCTACTTTTGTAAAACGCTC